TCGCCGCCCATTGTTCCCTATCGTTACTTATAATCCACTGACAAAAGAATACTGGATTGTTGAAGGTAATCACACTAGTATTGCGCAAGGCGCACGTGCGGCAATGGGTTTCTATCCTGATTTTAATAAAAAGTCATGGAAGAAACTGAAAATTCGCTGTCAAGTTGTCACACTGGTTCCTGATGCTAACGGTAATGTTGACATGAGTTTCTGCCGTGACCACTTCATGGGCACAAACGGTGATGACCGTTTGAAACTTGCAGACTTTGACTTGTACCAAAACTATGTTTTGAAAGTGCGTCAAGACTTAGCAGGTGATCTCTCTAAGTGTACTGACAACAAAGCAAAGTTAATGTTTAGCTTGCAACAGACCGCAGAATCATGGCACATGTATCCTGTACATCCACGTAGCGGTCGTAACACAGGATTGCCTGGTGCCATCAATCACCTTGCGGCATTTATGAAATTGTCAGTTGACGATGTTGAGTTTATCGGCAAAAATCACAAGACATATTGGGACAATCAAGTTGTTGACGCAATTGAATTGGCTCCAATGGCTGTATTGCGTAAACTAATTGACCAGAATAAGCCTAATGCTAAAGAATTTCAGTCTAAACAACACAAACAGTTTATGCTTGAAATGGCTGTGGTTATGCAGAAGTTTGGTACTACTCCTTCTGGTTTTCGTGACTTTGCGGTTCGTGTATGGGAAGAATATCATAACAAGACTGCAATCATTAAAACAAAGAAAGTGCCTCAACCCCCAGCAGATTTCTCATTGGTTCTGTGGTTGAAGCTACATCAAAAAGTAGGTGGTTCATACAATTGCATTCCTGCTAACGTATATGCAAAGTTTATCGAGGGTGGCGTTGATGCAGTTAACTGTCTCCCACTTGCAAAACATAAAATCTTCACGGAGTTCAAATAATGTTTAATTTTAACTACGGCGCATTGATTCACGGTAAGTGGAAAGCAGGCGTGTGCGAACATGTGAAGCCACGATTTAAAACTTATAACAAAGGTAATTTCAAGTTTGCCCCTGCATTTCTTTATGTAGTAGATGAAGGTCACGAGGAACAATCTAAGATTCTTGAGGATAAAGTATTATCCAAACTCTATGATTTTCTTGAGAATCCAAACTTCTTAAACGATCCAACCGAATACGTGAATCCGGAATTTGATTTCATTGACGGTGACTATCTTGATGAATTAATGAAGCAAATTATTATTGATAACAACTTTAAATTTCACAAAGTCAAACCAGAATACATTACCGAATCAATCAAGGATGTAAAGTTTTTGGAAAATATTCGTCTGTTTCCTAGCAAATATTTGGAACAAGTTTAATTTGACTTTAATTAAGTATACGACTATAATAGACACATGACACAAACTTACGCACTCATCGATACTGCCAATACTTTCTTTCGTGCCCGTCACGTTGCATCACGCAACAGCACACTTGAAGAAAAAATCGGCATGGCACTGCACTTGACATTCGCAAGTGTCAATCAAGCTGTCAAACGTTATGGCATTGACCACGTAGTCTTTTGCTTAGAAGGTCGCTCGTTTCGTAAGGACATCTATGCTCCTTACAAACGGAATCGTATTGTTGACGCACAATCGGTTACTGAGGCTGAGGCTGAGGAATCGGCTATGTTCTGGGAAACGTATGAAAAGTTTACAACTTTCATCAAAGAGAAGACCAACGTAAGTGTCCTTCGTCACGAACGTGCTGAGGCAGATGACATGATTGCCCGATTCATTCACTTGCATCCTGATGCAAAACATTTTATCATTTCAACAGACACAGATTACCATCAACTTATTACTGACAAAGTTTCGCAGTACAATGGTGTCACTGGTGAATTAGCTACATTGCAGGGCTTCTTTAAAGAAAACGGCAAGCCCGTACTAGACAAAGAAAAGAACCCTAAACTGCTTGAGGATCCTGAATACTTACTATTTAAAAAATTAGTCAGAGGTGATGCGGGCGACAACGTATTCCCAGCATATCCGGGTGTGCGTGAGAAAGGTTCTAAGAACAAGGTTGGCATCATGGAGGCGTTTGAGGATCGCAACAAACAAGGCTTCCACTACAACAATTTTATGTTGCAACACTTCACCGATCATGAGGGCAACGAGGTGCGTGTCAAGGATGCATTTGAGAGAAATCGTATCCTTATTGACTTGAAGGCACAACCCGATGATATCAAGCAAGCAGTTGACCAACGTATTAAGGAATCTGTGCGAGTTAATCTGACTCCGCAGGTGGGAATTCATTTTATGAAATTTTGTAAAAAATATGAACTTATCAAAATTCTGGACCAAGTTGAAAATTATAGCCGCTGGTTGTCGGCATCGTATCCTGGGAACATTCATGAATGATTTAATTGAGAAGCAATTGTACTTAGGTATCGTTGCGGTACTCAAGGATCAGAAACTTTACTACGAATCTACGGTTGGAGGTAAAGGTGCCTACAATCATTTTCGTGAAGGCGGACAAGAGGCATTGTTGACATACATTGAAGCAATGGCTCCGCTCATTCTTAAAAACGAACGTGAGAAACTTGACAAACGAGCCAAAGAACTCATGTGGGAAGAATTGAAGAAATGAATATCACATCGACACCATCTACATTGCGAACGGTCACTGATGATGACCCTAACTTTATTCTCCGCGATGGATTCATAGTTGCAAAACGTGCAGGATTTGTTGTAACTTCCGACTGTCCAAGTCGGTATCATCAAATTATAACTCACTGTATTTCTAATGGTTGGTTGAAACCAATTGCTACAGTTAAAGACAGTGAATTATTCTGGGAAGAGTTTCAGAAATGAAGAAGATTTTCTACGAAAAAGTTGGTAGACGTTACAAGCCAGTACGTGAATACGATAGTGAGTTAATGGATGCTATGCCTAAAGGTACTCATATCATTATGAGTTATCCCGGTGGACAATCAACTCGCTATAATATTGAACCCGCACTTGCACCCATGATTGCCGCTGGTCGTCTAGCAGAAGATGCTATCAGTAAGTCTATCATGGAATCAAGTAGTTTGCGTCCTCGTAGTGACCGCACCCTTACTGATGAACAACGTAATGCGTGGCTACGTCTTTCAGAACTTATGGGCAATGAACGATATGCATTAGAGTATGCTAGCTACCGTGAAGCCGCAGAAGCAGGTGTCCGAGCCATGATGGATGAAGCAAACAAACTGTTGGAGAACCCAGCAGTCAAAAAAGCCTATGAGCATTTCTTGCTTGTAGCGGAACTAACGAAGGAAGAAAAAAATGATTAAAGTTTTAATAGCATTTGTAATACTTTATATTTTGTTTTTTACAGGCATCACAATTGCCCGAAATATGACAGGTAAAGAAGTACTGGCCTTGACAAAAATTGCAGGTTATAGTATACTATGTTCTGTGCTGACAATTGCAGTACTGGTTTCAATCGTTGTAATTTTTTAAGGACTAATATGTTCCCTGATTTTCTTGTGAGACCGTTGTATTTCATTCTCGGTTTCGCTTTCTGTTTCTTTCTTTTTGTTAAAGGTATTATCTAAAATGAATCGTTATTTCAAACTTGGCATTGTTGCTACCGCAGTTGCACTGACCTCTGCATGTACTCGTATTGAAACTGGTGAGGTTGGTCTTCGCCGAGATATCAATAAACAGGTCAGTACTCAGGAACTGTTGCCCGGTTCTTGGAATCAGACTATCATCGGTGAGGTTATGACTTTCCCGGTCAAAGACGTTAACGTCAAGTTGGACGACATGACTCCCCTGGCAAAAGATAACAGTACCATGAAAGACTTTGATGCTGTGGTTATCTATAACTTGAACCAATCACAAGTTGCTGAGTTGTATAACAGTAAGTCAAAAGCGTTCCACGTTGAACACAAGGGTGACACTTACCTGATGTATAACTATGTTATGCAGATTGCACGTAATAGCGTTTACAAAGCCGCACGTGATTATGAAGCACTGGACATGGCAGACAACCGCCAAGCAATTGAGACTAAGGTTAAGGAACTGATGCAAAAAGCATTGGCAGAAGAAAAACTTGATGGTGCTATTCAAGTGTCACAGGTTCTTGTTCGTACTGTTGTCCCTGCTGATAGTGTTGTTCAAAGTGCCAACGACTTGGTTCGTGCTAAGAACGAATTGAAACAGAAGGAAGTTGAAGTTAAGACTGCCGAAGCAGAATCACGCCGAATGGCTGCTCTTGCGAACAACAGCGGTAGCTCTATCGCATTTATGAATGCTCAGGCTGCGCTGAATATCTCCGAAGGTATTAAGAACGGTAAGGTTCAGACTATCGTTGTTCCTAGCAACATGACTAGTTTGATGTTGCCTAAGTAATATCAACTGAAAATCGTAATAGGCTTAAGGGCCTATTACGCATTGAAAGTATATATGGAAAACATCATTGGTTGGTTGCTTATCTTATTGATTCCCGTAGCAATTACGTTCGTGCTAGTCTGGGGTATCAAACGCATTAAGCGTAGACAACTTGAAAAGCTACAGAAGGTCCAAGATGATCTAGACCGAAAAGCGAAAGAAAAAGAAGCATGGCGCCAGAAGTTGCGTGGTGCAACACATATAGGTAAAACAACTTACGATTATAATGCTGGTGTGGACAGAACAGTAGTAAAGAATCAAGCAACTGGCTCTACTGTATCTTACGTACATACCCGTGATGATGGTCCTGATATTCTCACTACCATGATCGTAGCTGATCTATTAAACAATCACAAATCGTCATCCAGCGGTACTGTATCTTGGAATAATGATGTTCCTAGTGTTGACACCGACGATAAAAAATCTTCTAGTAGCTGGATCAGTAGTAGCGATGATATTAGTTCTAGTAGTTCTTGGGACAGTAGTTCTAGTTCATCCGATAACAATTGGTAAGGAAAAATATGAATAAATTTCGTGAATGGTATATCAGAAACAGTAATGAAATCACTTGGTTTCTGATTGGTCTGTTAGTGTCTGGTGGTATTGACTCTCTGGCACGTGGCAACTATGGTCATGCCGCATTGAGCTTCGGTATCGCATACCTCAACTATTTTATGAACAAGCGATGAACAAACTACCCAACAAATTCCGCCCGAGTTCTAGTATGGACACTAGAAATATTATGAAGATGCGCCGCTTGTATGGTCGTACTGACAATTACAATTGGCAAAGTCGCATTGAGTGGTATCCTGTTGGGTTCAAGTTGAATCACAAAACGATTTTCAAGCAATTTGGCAAACTGCACTATCTCGCTTGTCATGCACCCGATCCAGTGACCAAACGTTGGCAGAAAGCATACAATAACTTCTACAAAGCACACTTTGGTGCATTCAAGGGTGTAAGTATGCGTTATCTTAACAAATGGTCTTGTCACTCTTGGTTATGAATATAGAACACGAAAACACTGCTAGAACATTGCGTGACCAACCGCTGTTTGCTACAAGACAGTGGTATTGCAGATTTGGAATACACACATGGTTGCAATGGCTTGATCCAGTAAAACAAAGACGTGGGTCATACGATTATATTGAGCAATTCCGTAAATGTGGATGTTGCGGTAAAGCTGAACGTAGACAACTATCGAAGGATTAAATATGACCCTCGCTGAATATTTTTCCCAAAACAGATACAATGCTAAATATGAATTCGGTGCCCGAGTCTTCGGTAAATGGAACAAAATTCCTTTTATCGGAACTGTAGGTACTGACAGTGTAGTTAGTGAGTTAGAAGGTCCTAGATTGACAATAACATTGGATTTACCAATTATATTGCAAGGACAAAGGCATAACGTTATAATCGTTAAGCATAAAGATGTTAAACCTTTAACATCGTTTGACACAGAGGAAACAAATGACAAAAACACTAATCGCAAAGCCAGTAGTAAAGAACCAGTTCTGGATAGTAACGGACGGAAAAGAAAAAGTCGGTAACGTTATTGCTGATGGTTCAGGGTTCGAAGTAAAACTCAACGGAGGTGTTGCTCATTTTAAGAACACTTCTGCTATTAAGAAACAGACTCATATTCATTTTGAGTCCACTTCCACTGAAAAAGCTAAACAAGATTTACCTTTTAACGAATACACAACAACTAAGAAAGTATATAACTCAATACTAGATATCAAACGCAAGATTCACTTATTTACAAAGACACCTAAAAGCAAGTGTTATCATGCGGCAGGATGGTATATTTTGTATCAGGGAAGTGAGCCTGTAGTTACTTTTTGCCCTAAATACATCTTTATACAGCGTTATGAGTATCAGGGTCCGTTTAAAACAGAATCCGACGCAAATAGTAGCATAAATAAATAATGATTCACATAAAACGATTCATTGATAAAGTAACTGCTACAGAAGGTAGACAAGGTAAAGACGTAATTATTCCTATTATGGATGCCCGTGGCCTACGTGATGAATTAGCTAAAATGTTACTGGATCGTGTTGAGGCTAATGAGAATAAACAAAGTACTCCCGATGTAATAGAAGTACAAATTACCGGGGGTAAATTTTAATGAGTAGAACACAACCTAAGGTCCTACTAGAATTAGTAGACAAACTAACATACAAATGCGACCAGATTGTAGAAGCATCAGGCATCTGGGCTGTCTTCTATGATGGACAACCTATCAATCTAAAGTCACAGCATTACTTGGACAATGAGGCGACACCTAAGTACAAGAAAACTAGTTTTAGCAATCCAGGTCACGCACGGAACCTATGTAGAAAGCTAAACAAGCAATTCAAAACAGACAAGTTTACAGTCGTGTTTATGAACAACGGTACAGTCGTGTACCCAGATGAGCAGTAAATCACTTAAAGTTACAATTACAGAAGCAGTTAGACAACAGCTTCCAAGTGATACAACACCCATAGAAAAGATAATTAGCGAATGGTGGTTCACCAAATCAGGTGAAAGCCTTCGCTTATCTCCGTTGGGAGACATGATGTTTCGCCAAGCAGAA